ATGTCGAGTACTACTATTTCCATAATATTTTTAGCATTATACACCATAGGTTTAGTATCAATTGGAGTTTGGAACAGAAAAAGTGATAGCAGCGAAGCCTTTTTTTTGGCCTCGCGTTCATTGCCTCCATGGCTCTTGGCCATAACCTTCATTGCATCGTGGTGGGGTGGAGGTACGGCGGTTGATCTTGTGGACCATGCTCATCGACACGGATTGAGTTCTTTTTGGATATATGGTGTGCCTGTTCTTTTGGCTACTGGACTTATGTATCTTTTTGCAAAAGGTATTCGAAATGTATCTTCCATCTCACAACCTCAATTAATGAATCAACGCTACAATATAGGGGGCACAAATCAATCAGTACAACATCACCAAATCAATAACCTCCGTAACCTTACTATCAATCAATCAATTACACAATACAACCAAAACAGTCAATAGAAATCAAATTGTACAAAAGCTTTAATTAGGTTTAATCGAGGTTTAATACCCGCGCGAAAATTGCGAATGTAGATCGTATAGGTTTAAGAAGCATTGCAAGGGCGTTTAATTACCGTTGCAAACACGCACAAACGCACTGTAAGACACGATAAGCACATATAGCACACATTGGAGCGATGGCTCTGCACACAGGCCCCTTATTGGGGCTTTTTTTGTGCTCAATTGGGAAACATTGGGGAGGTTAAAATTTCTGCTCTAAATCGAAAAGTACAGGAGTTACTGCCGAGTTACTGCCGAAACTACTGCCAAAACAACCCGATAGAGGGGGCTTTGTATGCTAAAATAATGTTATAATAGCGTTAAATTATAGTTAAGGCGTACCCTTTAATCCGATAAAGGGCCATGTATAAGCGCAGTTAATGGGCTGTTATATAGCTATTTGTTGAGAAAATGGCTAAATAACTGCCTCCTTTGGCTGTTTTGTGCTATTTGTGTGGGTTTGTGTTGCTTGGGCTAGAACTCTTTTCCAACCAGCCCAAGAACCAAATCAATGTGGCGGACTAGCTCTTTAGGTATCATGAAGGGCTCATGAATTTGTTTGCCGTCAGGGTAGGTGTCTTTATTTGTACTATAAGCAATGAAATGCTCGGCTCCCCCATCCTGTAGCCTCTTAGTAACTCTATATTCTGATGTTTCAATTGAATAGTTGCGGCCCCATATAATAAGGCGTGCATCAATAACACGTTTTAAAACTAATATTGATCCCGAAGGATACTCAATCATGCTATCGCCATAATGACGAATGGCCGATGTTGCACCAGGGAACCAGTCCCCCGCATTAACCCATTCGGCGGGCGCGCCATGCGGAACCGTTATATCTGACCTAATGTTACTACCTCCCACGCTTACTACTTCATTATAAAAAGGGATTTTATCGTTTTTGTCCTCCCCAAGCTCCTGGGGCTCCCCTATATTATTGTGCTTTTCCTGAATTTCTGCTCTTTCGTACATTTTGAGCCGCTTAAGTAAATCATTATGGTTTAGATTGAAAATCTCGCACAGCTTTAATGTCATTTTCTCAGATGCGCCTCGCTCCCCCTTCCTTATACTGTTGAGATATTGGGGCTTTATGTCTAGTCGCTTGGCCACGTCGGAGTATGGAATACCGCTATCCTTTAGAGCCTCTAACTGCTCTAAAAACCATTCTCTTCGTATTTGCGGAATATTAATCATTGAAATAACTCAAAAAGATTTACTTTTTCCTTGTTTTATAAATCAAAATGATTTACATTTGTATCGAGGTTCAAATTGAACACGATGTAAAGGTAGAAAAATATATTATAAAACAATGCAAAACCAAAAAACAATAATAAAAGTTGACCAGTCGGTTCGGAAGGAGATAATCGAAATTCTCGGAACCTCTTACCCCTCAGTGCGCAGAGCCCTGAATGGAACGCACGACAGTGAACTTGCAAGGAAAATAAGAAAAGTAGCCTTGGAAAAAGGTGGCGTTGAACTTAAACCAGTAGAAAAATGAAAGCAAATCTGATTCTCACAAACTTCGTACTATCAATCATCGGCCTCTCGGCTGGAATTATTGCCCTTCCATGGTTTTTTATTGCGTGCGCCCTACTTATACGTGCGGATAAAAACGGAACAATGGATAAGGTGAAAAAGCAACTTGGCTTTGACAATCTATAAAGCCGGCATTATTTAAAACACAATTATTATGTATCAAAACATAGACGGAACAATAACGATAACACAAACACAATGGGAGCGTGCAGGTCTAACGCTAAACCAACTGTGGAAAGATAGTGGCGCTGGCTTACTGTCTATATATAGGAGAGGCATTAATGGAAATACCCTCATTGATGTGCAAAGCATCAAAAGACCAGAGAGGTTAGCCATTATTGAATCTGCATACGGCACCATCGAGGGGAAAGCAGCCAAATCTATATTCACAGTGGAACTTGATACCAAAGCACGCAGTTTCTACATTAGTTTCAGAAAATCCGACGGCGAGCCGCTTACCGATGACCAAATAACCAAATATACAAACAGAGCATCCATATTTCAGGGCCTCAAGCGAGGCTTAGAGATTCAACGCGCTGCACGTGCCAAAGCTGGCAAGCGTGTGTTGATGGGTGAGTTTTGGAAATTGGCGGCCGATTGGTATATGGAGCAACTAACTGAATTTCCATGCGACCCGCTAAGTAATGCAAGGAGCTTGCAACGTGAATTTAGGAAGTTTATCAAAGATGGTTACGGTAGTATCATTCACGGAAATACTGGTAACGATTCGGCACGTGTGGTTTCAGTTTCTACCGAAAAACTATTCTTGGCACTGTGGAGCTCCACCGATAAACCATTTATCAACCACGTGCATGAGCTATACCATGAATTTGTTTCGGGCGATCGTGAATTGTTCGACCGCAAAAGTGGTGAGATTTTCCGCCCCGCCGATTTTAGACACAAAGGAAGAGCAATGGAAGTGAGCGAGGCCACTGTTTGGAACTATCTGAAAGATGTGGCAAATGATACCTCCGTATATTCAGACCGTAACGGGAACTTTGATTATGTAAACCGAAAACGTCCAAAACACCACCGCAAACTGGGCCGTTACTCACTAAGTAAGATATCTATGGACGACGTGGCAATGAGTCGCAAGAGCGTAGGCGGCAAGTGGGTGTATAAATACATTGCTGTGGATGTGGTGAGTGGTTATTGGTTCCGCCCTGCGTATGTGGTTGGCAAGCCCTCTCATGATACCGTGTTGGAATCGTTCCGCAATATGTTTTGCGAATTGATAGAGCTAAACCTACCCATGCCAGGAGAGTTGGAAGTTGAGTTTCACTTAATGAAAGATTTAGAACCGATCCTTAAAGAGATGTTCCCATTTGTTCGCTTCTGTACCTCTCCAACTGAGAAACGAGCAGAGCACAAAATTAAGGAGCTGAAATATGGGTCGGCAAAAAAAGCGGGTCACACCCGAGGACGTTGGTACGCAAAACACGAGGCCTATCGCACGGTTCGCAACAAAATGAACGGCGATATGGTGGAACCAGAGTTTCAAGCACAGTCGATAGTGGCCGATGATTTGGCAGATATCGAAAAGCACAACAATACGTTGCACCCGCTGCAAAAGACCTATCCGGGCATGACACGCAGGGACGTTTTCCTTGCACAAATCAACCCCGACCTACAGCCAATAGAACCTTGGCACTTATTCAAGTTTATTGGCAACGAAACCGAAACATCTATCTATAACAACGATTATATCAAGCTCCAGGAGATGAACTTTGAGCTAGGCGATTATAGTACGCTCAAGCGATTGAAGCCAAACAGCTACAAAGTAACTGCCTATTGGCTACCCGAGGAGGACGGCTCCATCAAGCAAGCTTATATATATCAAGATGGACGTTTTATTGACACCGTTACCAATGCTACTTATAAGTCGTATAACGAGAACTTGATTGAGCAAACCGACGAGGATCGCGAAAAGATGTTACACCAACAGAAGCGCATCTCGAAGTTTGACAAGTTTATCAGAAATGAGAAAGAGCTTATCCCTAACATCGGAAGCATGGAGCCAGTGGCATCAACAAATTACGACGATGTGAAAGTGGAATTAGTGGAAACTATTCAGCCAGGAGGATATGAAGAGGACGAGTTCTCATTTGAGAATGTGGACTGGGGGGCTCGGGCAATAGAGAGCTTATAACACAATTATAACGCCATTGCAATGGCATTGAAATAGTATTTAAACACAATTTAAAACACCAAAAAGAGATGATTACAACAGCATTAAAAAAACAGATTATTGAGGCAATGGCCAAGAGGCGTGAGAACTTCACAGGCTCGGACGCTAAGTTTGCCGTATCCCTTGGAATAAACGGCACGCAATACAGCCGAGTGAAAGGCGGACAAACCGAAAAGATATTGAGCGATGCCAACTGGATAACCATTGCGCGCAAATTGGACGTGAGCCTAAACAATACGCCCGAGTGGAAAGCGGCCAGCACGCCAGTGTTCCAGTTTATCACGGCACAGCTCGAAGCGTGTCAACGTGGAAGCCTATCGGCGCTACTGTGCGACCTCTCGGATATCGGGAAAACATTCACTGCTAAACATTACGCAAAAACACACAGAAATGTGGTGTATGTGGATTGCAGCCAGGTGAAAACGAAACAACGCCTTATTAGGCACATAGCAAAAGCATTTGGAGTGGGCGGTACGGGAAAGTACTCAGAGGTGTATGAAGATTTGGTGTTTTATCTAAAAACCCTCCCCACTCCTTTAATTATTTTGGACGAGGCGGGCGACCTTCAGCACGATGCTTTTCTGGAAGTGAAAGCACTTTGGAACGCTACGGACATGGTGTGCGGCTATTACATGATGGGAGCGGATGGCCTGCAGGCCAAGATGCGCAGAGCGATTGATAATCACAAGGTAGGATATACGGAGCTGTTTTCTCGATTTGGCAAGCAGTACGGCAAAGTAGTGCCAGCAGGCGACGATAGCAAGAAGTTCTTGCAAAACACGGCCGCCATGATCATCAAGGCCAACGCAAAAGACGGAACGGATATAAACAAGGTATTGCGCCTCACGATGGGCGCCGACAATATGCCGAGTTTGCGCCGTATATATAAGGAGTTAGTAAAGGGCCAATAAATGAGAAGGGCCTACAGTGTACAAAATGTACTCGATGCAAAGTTTAACACACTTCCATTTGAAGGAAAATGGCTCGATGCGGTGGGCGAGCCAGAATTGACAGGAACAATGATAATTTACGGGGATACTAAAAACGGAAAAACAACTTTTGCCATGCAATTTGCAAAATACCTAACAAATTTCGCGCGTGTAGCTTACAATAGCGTAGAAGAGGGGCTTAGCCTCTCGCTACGCATGGCGATGGAGCGCACCGAAATGGAAGAGGTAGGAACCAAGTTGGTGCTACTAGAAAAAGAAGATGTTGCGCAAATGGTGCGCCGTTTGGAAAAGCCTAAGTCCCCGGATGTGATTTTCATTGATAGCGTGCAGTTCTTAGAAATGCGTTTTGCGCAGTACAAGAAATTGAAAGAGTCGTTCCCAAACAAGCTATTTGTCTACATAAGCCACGTAGAGGGCGACAAGCCCGAGGGCAGTGTGGCAAGAAGAATCTGGAGGGATGCAAATGTTGCCTTTAAAGTAAAAGGCTATAGAGCCCTCCCCGTTGGCCGATATGGCGGCGGTGATTACATAGATATATGGGAAGAGGGGGCGGCTAAGTTTTGGGGACTGGAAAGTTTATAGAATTGAAAATTGAAAAGTAAAAATTGAAAACGATGATGACAATAGTAGATAGACAACAAAGATTACTGCTCAAAAAGTTTCACACGCTGTGTGGAAAGGCAGGAGTAAGCCAGGAGGAAAAGCGGGCAATGGTGGAAAGTTACGGACACATCAGCAGTAAGGAGCTAACAGTGCCTGAGCTGGTGAGCCTGTGCAACAGTTTGGAGGCGATGATGCGCCCCGACTTGGTAGAATTGGATAAGTACCGGAAACGTCTTCTTGCCTCCATATTTGCGTGGCGTGAGGCAATGAGTGACAAGTCCACCATGGGCGAAGTGAAGGCGATAGCTTGCAGAGCGGCAAAGGCCGAAAAGTTTAATGATATACCACTTGAGCGACTGCGCTCGTTGTATAATGCATTTAATAAGAAAACTAAGGATTTGGCAATGGTGGAGGACTTGACCACCGAGGAAATGAATTATAAAGCATGGGTTAACTAACCAAACCCTCAAAAAAGCAATACGATGGCATACAACAAGGAGAATTTTTTAAGAAGAGTGGTAGAGGCGCAAGATTACTTTCTCGAATTACAAGAGCTACGCAAGGGCGTGCCGTCCGTTTGTCTTTTTCAGGAGTATATAAAGCCACGCTTCCACATATCCTACTCCACGTTTAACCGCTGGATGGCGATAAATGCAAAAGCGAAATTGGCTAAGATTGAGGAAAAGAAAAGGGAGTTAAGAATTAAAAATTAAAAGCGATGGCTAAAATTAAAAATTTGCATGTGAAGGTATCATATACCGTGTGGTTGGCAGACGTGGACGTAAGCGACGAGGTGTGTAAGTCGATGGAAAGTTTATTCGCACACGGTAGTGCTAGCGATGACGATATTAGACCAGATAGTATAGAAGAGTCCTACGACTGGATTGCGGATAACATTAGTGACGACGATGCAATCTCATTTAAAATAGAAATAGAAGATTTAGAAATTTAATAACACCAAAAAACAAAAATGGAAACAAAAACAGTAGCTAAAATTGACATGTCAAAGTTCACAACCGAAGAGTTGAAGGACCTGTACAAAACAGCACGTGAAAACGAGCGCAGAGAAAAGAACCAGAAGCGTGATGCTTATGAGGGCATTCGTGCAGAAGTATTGCACAGTGTAATTAGCAAAGTGATAGCCGTAATGGAGGACGTGCAGGAGCTTCATAAATTCGTGACGGAAGAGATGACCGCATTTAAAGAGGTGATGCAAGAATACGGGCAACTTAAAGAGGGCGGGCAAATGAGCTTTCAAGTTCAGGACGAGACTTACCTCATTAGGGTTGCATCGCAAAAAGTGAAAAAGTTTGATGAGCGTGCAGATATTGCCGAGATTAGATTGATGAATTTCCTGAAAGATTGGATAAAGAAAGCTCCTAATGGGTCGGACGATGTGATGTATCAGATGGCCATGTTGATGATTGAGCGTAACAATGCGGGTGACTTGGACTATAAGAGTATCAGCAAGCTCTATGAGATGGAGGGCAAGTTCAACTCTGAGGAGTACACCGAAATAATGGATTTGTTCCGTGAGTCACATGTTGTGAATGGCACCGCCACCCGCTACTATTTTGAGCGTAAAGACAAAGCCGGTGTGTGGAGAAAACTAGAGCCCTCATTTAATAGAATGTATTGATATGGCAACTTACACCTGCGCAGTGTGCGAGGGCACATATACCGAAAGCGAAGTAATGAGCACAAAGTGCAGTGAGTGCAATAAGACCATTTGCATCTACTGCACCGAGTTTGACCCAGTGGCAAATGTGGACGTATGCGACAAATGCGCCGATGACGGAATGTTTAACAGTGGTAGCGAAATTGTTTTCGCTACCAAACAAAAAGCGAAATGACAACAACCAACCAAGCATCTAAAGCAACAATGCGAGAGCTATTGCAAGATGAGATTGATAGATGCAAGCAGATAATTGAGAGGTTGAGAGAAAGCTCTAAGGCGTGGAATAGCACGGTGGGCTCAACTATGAAGATGGATATTGAAAGTGCTGAAAAAGCACTTGATGACAAGAATAACAGCGCAATGTTCCGCTCTTATCGGGCATTGAGAATTTACAATTAATCAAAACCATGTCGGTGGCATCAACAAGATGGTGCCACTGACAAAAAACAAAACGAAAACATGAGTACATTCACAATAATAACAATAGTGGCAGTAGCAATTGTACTGCTAATAATAGTGGCCGCCTACATATCATTATTGCGAGACGACAGGAAGTATTACAAGATGCTTGCCGAGAGGTGGGAAGACGCCTTTGATAGCGTGGCTCAAAACCCCGAAGCCGACGGCGCGGGGTCAATGGCCTACTTTGCCGAGCTCAGCAAGGACTGCAGCGATGTTATGAATGGAATTGATAAACACTTATATTGATATGATACTAGGATTTAAGGCCCAATTTGTGCCAAAGATAATAGCTGGCACTAAGATACACTCCATAAGAGAGGACTCCACCAGAAGGTGGAAGGCAGGAATGAAAATACACATGGCCACTGGTGCTAGGACAAAGCAGTATAATTGCTTTTTAGAAGAATGGTGTAAAAGCGTTCAGACGATAGAAATTGATACATCGGCCTATTACTTGAATGATTATTTTGTGAAAGTTGATGGCCGGAGGCTATCTCTTCAAGAGTCGAAGCAGTTAGCTTGGGCCGATGGGTTTGAGAATCTTATAAACTTTTTTATATGGTTTACTAAAGACGGGAAGGAAACTCGAACATTGCGACTAATTCATTGGACAGATTTTAAATATTAATCAAATAACAAAGCGAAAAATGGAAGAAAAATACATAATAGTTAAGGGTGAAGCAAAAAACCACAAAAACAATACCGACGTACTAGACAATACTTGTAATATTATGGGCACACTGGATGCTGCCTATGAAGATGCTCGCTGGTTTTGTTGTAGCGGCTCTCGTGTGGCTCAGGTATACAAACTGGTGGCGGAGTTTAAAGTAGATGAAGTTACGGTAACAACTGAGGACGGGATGTATGTCCGCCCCATAGATAAATCAGAATAAATATTAATCAAATAACAAAAATAATGAAACTAGACAAAAAACAAGAAAAAGTATTACGTTACACGGTGATGATAGCCGAGGCCGTACAAACACTATTAGACCCAGATAATGAAAACTATATAGGTGACGAATTAGAAGAGGGTAAAAATGCAACTCACTTTACCCACGCGCTGTCCAATATGGCTCCTTCTATGATTTTTAGTCACTTTACCGGGCATGATTTAAATTTATTAGAGTTTAATCACATGGCTAATAAGCTATGCTTTCAGTACATGTCTAAAATAGAAGAATTATGATTTTGGCGATAGACTTCGATGGCACCCTTCACATGGGCCAGTTTCCCGAGATAGGCATTCCAATGCCTTACGCAATTGAGAAAATGAAACAACTGAAGGCGGATGGTCATTACATCATCATCAACACGTGCAGATGTGATGCCGACTTACTGAAGGCAATTAACTGGATGTGTAGAAAAGGCATTCCCTTTGATTGCGTAAATGAAAACCACCCTGAGAATGTGGAGAAGTACAACAGTGACAGTCGCAAGATATATGCTCACATATATGTGGATGATAAGCAGGTAGGGGGATTGCCGCCGTGGACGGATATCTATAATTATATTACCGAGCAGGAGGACAAGTATTATTTATCAAAAATGGAAAATGTATGAAAATAATAATAACGGAAAGAGGTGGTGGAAAAACAACAATCCTAATGAGAGAGTCGGCTAGAACGGGTTACCACATCGTATGTTCACCGGTAACCTTAGATTATATACTCTCGCTAGCTTCATCTGAGGGGCGCAGAATCCCCCGCCCCATAACTTTCGATGAGTTTATAAATAAAGACTATAACGGGAAAAGCATAAAGGGATTCATAATAGATGATGCCGATCTCCTCCTGCAGACCCTGACTGAGAAAACTATAAAGTGGATATCCGTAAGTAGTAATGATGGGCGCTTTTAAATAATAAGTGTGTTTTTTAATTTAGAATGATGGGAAAAGGCTGGCTTGGGAAAGTCAGCCTTTTTATTTTTAGAATAAGTTTGTATATTTGTAAAGTAACAATAAAAAAGAAATGACATGAAAAAAGAAATTGAGGAGGACTTGTTAACTCCAGTAGAGGGATATTATGACGAGGGCCATTACGTGAATTTTGGGTGGGTAGGAAGCCTATCCACGGTATTATTGTCTCTTGGTGGCATATCACTCCTAGGAGGAGCCATCTTCTTAATGCGTGCTTTTGATGATTATGAGACAGGTGCGGAAGTCATTGTAGGCGGTTTGCTTACATCGGGGCTCGCACTCCTGTTTATGGGCGCACTGCTTAAAGTGGTAATACAGATTGAGCGAAACACCCGATTGTAACTGGTTGTAATTTGGCACAAAAAAAGCGAGTGGATCCACTCGCTTTTTTTTGTGCCTAATAAATAATTACCCAGCCGTATTATCTTCAAACTCCGTTCGAAAGTCAATGATATAAGTAAACAGCCCGTGAGAATTTGTCTCCTCCATTTGCTTCATGCGTGAAAGTGGGTCGAAGTTCGGAGTGCTGAAACCTTGTAACGCCTTATATACATCTGAAATGATATCGTAAGGCTCTAGGGCTTTATCCAGATGTTCCGGGCGAGAAGCCGAATCTGTTTTCATTGGTTGATCAAATGCCAGTCGAATGCGAACAATAGTGTTGCAATGCTGAATGGTGGGGGTGATATCATTGGCCCCAGCTATATGGATGCCAAGCAACGCACACGGAAATGCTACTGAAGGGCGACCCTTTACTTTAAGCTGTCCTTTGTCCCAGTCAATCCAACGAATAGCGGGGACTTCTTTTTTTAATCGTGCCATTACGGCCTCGTAAATTGTTCTCATAATTAAATATTATTTTTTGCTTCGCAACACACGGATTGCAAATAAATCCGCGCGAGCGGGTTGCAATGGCATTGCAATGTTATTTTAATTGCCTTGCAACGTCATCAATAAGCGGTTGCAGTCGCTCTTTTATTCTCTCGGCCAGTTCATCGGACTTGCCCATAAATTGGCGTTGCGGAATGTTCATGTTGCGGGTGTGGCCTTTTACCTCCTCAATCTTGTTATTGCGGGTTCGATTGAAAGGATTTACAAACACCTCACCTTGAAAGCCCTCGTTATGAATGCGGGCATAGTCCACTTTCATATCTCCTGCCGAAATGGTTACTTTGTCAGCACCTATATATATAGGTCTAATACTATTGAGAAGAGCACCACTATCTACTAGGAGCGAGCCAGTCTTTTTTGGCTTGCCCTCCGCCCATGGATTACCGTCATAGGCTTTCTCAGTGAATCGCTCCTTAAAATACTCGGTAGCCGTATCGGCTATAACGTCAGGCGCCACTTTCATAACCTTTTCGGGCAAATCATTGAAGTATTGCTTTAGGTCGTCAAAGTTCATAATCTACTCTTTTACTTTAATATACAGGCCTCGCCTGAGGCTGTTCCACTCCTTTTTGTCCATCTCCAAACGCTTCCAAGTGCGGAGCTCAAGCGTGCCATTTGTTACGCGATAGGTAGCTACAACAGCGTAGTCGTTATAGAACCGAATACTATTAAAATTATCATAGTTGAGCTGCTTAGCTAGCGCATCATCCATTTTGCCCCCCGCTATCCACTTTTTGTAGATGGCACGGTCAATCTTGTTTTCATTGTTCAACCACAGCTCATCGGGGCTTTTGATGGTTTCTTTCAGTGCCCCCCAATAGATAGCGCGGTTGTCCTTTATACCGGTGTGCGCGTCAAAATTGGCTTTGGAAAGTGTAACCTCTCGGCTATTGAATAGTTGCAACTTAATAACTTCTTTATTTGCATGATTGTCCCAAATCTCTTTGGCCGTCTGCTCCGTGGTGGGTGCATTGGTAGGTGCCGCCTTTATCAATTTTGGCACAGTTTCAAGCCCCCACTTTTGCGCAGTCAAGCTATCCAGGAATGCACCGCCTTTGGTTGGGAACTTATTAATATACTGCTGATTTACTGTGAATATCTCCGCCGTCTCGGCCCTGTTTGTGCCCCATCCCTGCGCTTCCACTTGCGACCATTCGTCCGTTTCGAAGTATTCCGATACTAAAGCCCTGGCGTTATCAAAGTTGTAACCTTTAGGTAGCTCATGTTTCATCAATGCCTTTATTCTACAACGACATCGCCATCCTAGTGGTGGCATTATCTTTTTCCAAAGTGGATCGTTAGCCGGAAGGGTAACTCCATGAAGACTGGCATGTGACTCCCTTGTCTTACCATCCATTACGGCGGTGTATTGCCAGTAAGGGAATAACTCGGATTGTTTCTTTAACCTCCAATAGTTTGAAGCTGATTCTGCAACTAGGAGCGCAGTGTCATATTCTGTCTCCATCCAAGTCTTATTAAAGACTTCCGCAACTTTTGAAGCTTCATTATAAAACTCGTCAAAAGATTTAGACTTACGAAACAGACGGTTCAGCTCTGTTATCTCTGCAGTAGTTTTTGCAGCAGAGAAATGAAAGATGTTAATTTCCATTGCGGTTTTATACGCATCGTCCATCGCACCGTAAACAAATGATGCATCGGCTAACTTCATGTAAGTTTGCACCGCATCAAATAGGCGGGTGGTGAAGTAGCCAAAGAGTTCAATGTCGAATGTGTCCTTTCCGTTTATCCGACTGATTACTCTATCGTCTAGGCTCTCACTATCCCTCAATGTCGTGAGGTGATTTCCAAAGCCCCGTTCCTTCGCCGGGGCGTATGCGAAAAAATCTATCAGCCGTTTTTTCTTTTTCGGCTTCTCCTCCTCTTTTTCGGGCTCCACCTTTTCGGGATCGTCAGGATCGGGATCGTCTGGCTCTGATTTCTCAACCTCCCCTGCTATATCGTCACCTTTCGACGGTACAGGAATGCCGTACTTATCGTGTAGAAACATAGTGGGTATCTTGATAATTTTACTCAACTGCACAACTTCCGCCACTGTCAGTGGTTCGGTATCTTCAGGGAAAACAAACTTTCCGCCCGTCACGGGAAAACCTCTGCGCTCAAGTATTGGCAATAAGTAATGATTGAGCACCCCTCCAACAAAACGAATATCGCTCTTGTATTTATTGGCCGCTACATCTTGATGCACCTCGCCCAATGACCTTGCGCCCTTGTCGCCTGACACCGTTGTGAGGGTTTGCCCCAATATGGTAATGAGGGTTTCTTCAATACAAGCCTTGCGAAAATCATTATAAGACTGCCCAGAGTTACCGCTACCCGTGTTATTGGTAGTCTCTACCTCCGATTCTTTCGGAATTACAATATAAGGGGCAGAGCCCGCTTGTTCCAGTGCCTGTGTCAATAGTTGACGGCTCTCAATATCGTAGCTTGAGTACTTGCCCACTCTCTGGGGCATTCCGAAAATCTCCAGCCACTGGGCATAATCTCCAAAACCTCCCCGCTTATATATAATGAGTGGTGCAGTTTTCAAGAACAACCCGAAATCTCGCTTCTTGCCAAGCACCAAAATGTTATCGTCGCCCTCGTAGGGGATGCCAGTAACGTCTGTGTCTTGCCTTAATATCTGCTGCGTATCAAGATTGATGTGCTTGCGTGGAATTTCAAAAACACTCATGCCGTCGGTAAAGTCTAGCTCCATGCCCGACCGTCCCCAAAACTTCGTGTTAATAACTTGCGTTAGCAACTCCTCGAAATCGGGTGTGTTGATAAGCGTAGTGATATCGTCCACCTCCTTACCACTTGCATCCTGAAATGTGAGCTCCGAATTGGTAACCGCATCTACCCGCTTACTCACCGCATCGGCTAACACGCCATCTATGAGCAAGTCTTCGTATAAGTCAAAAAGGGTTTTCACCCTTCCTCTATCTGCGCTCTGTAGGGCGTTACGCCATGCGCCCACGTCGTAGGTTTTGCGGTTTGGGGCTTTTATGACTAATTGATTAACCACCGTGCCGCCTTTCTTTTTGAGAATCGGCTTTTTTCGTATATTTTTTGCCATGTCAATAATAAATTAAAAGTGTTGGTTCTTTTTGGCATTGCTACCAAAGATAATGTTGCCACCTGTGGGCTTTCCGTCCTCTTCCTTCTTGGGGAGGTCGGGCGACACATCGCCACGCTGGACGGACTTTAGCCAGTCAACCGCCCTGTTGTATCTTTTCTCACGCATCTCTAGCTCCGTTCCCGCATTGCATAAATTAATGAAATGCCACACCGCAATGTCCTTCACGAATATAAGCAGTAGGGCGTTGCGCTCCTCGGCCACTTTTGCAAAAACAGCTTCCCGATCGTAAGCTCCGAGATATCCTTTCGCTTCTTGAATGGCCCCATCTATTGCGGAGGTGATAATGGTATCATCGTTGCGCGTGATGATGTTGGCGTGCTCATCATAATAGTGCGTTCTTAAATCTTCAATTGTAATAAATGCCATGTTACACCTCCTTGTTATTTGTGTCGTAAAAGCAAATCTTATCAAAGTCGGCTCCCGCTTTTTTATTCCACTTCAAGAGGCCCTCTGATTGCTTGCCCCGAATATCGCGCCTATTCCAGACGTGGTATTTTGAGCCGAAAAAGAAAACACGGTATCTCAACCCTGTACTTTTGTTTAGCTTTTTTGCCTTCCTAATTGCCACGCCTAGGCTAATTTTGTTCATCTGAAAGCGCATGATGAGTAGTTTGAACCAGTTTTGAATTATTCTAAAAATCTTCATAATGTATATATGTGTTATAAATTAAAATCTTTTTGAGTTGCCCGGACGGGCCCCTATGGTGTAGCTCCCCGCCGTGAGTGTTGCCACCTTTTCCTTTACTATCCACACACCGCCCTCTATACAGTCGGGCCCGTCTGCAGGTGCTGATAATTGGGGATTCACTAATTTGAATTGATCCTCCAATCGAATAAAGTGTGGATTGTCTTTTTCTTTCTCATTCAAAATTAGATTGCCAAGCCTGTTGAGCGGCTCTAAGTTTCCCTCGATGCGTGAGAATTTGTCAGGTTTATTCCTACCGTCTGGCGTTATCCCAATGAAACCGTCCGTTTTGGCTTTCGTTTCAAATAGGGGGATAAACACCTGTTCATAAAATGGATTCTGTAATGTGTTATTCTCAATGAAATTATAGACCTGCGTAGCGTTCCCGACATAGTCACGAATGCCATAAAACCAATCTACAAACTCGGCGTTGGTAACGTGGTCTAGGTAGCCATAGATTACATAAAAATTGCCGTCACGGTAGCCAATTAGCCAAATAGCCTTGTACGACCCTTTTTTGTTCTTGCTATTCGATGGCGCGGGGTCACCATAAGCAACGAGAAACTTAAATGTGCGCAGCTGTGGCACTTTGCCCCACACCATTTCTTTAAAGACATCGCCTTCAGAAAGAGGATTGTTGAAGTACTCTTTCTGTGCGCTCGAGGTTGATATCAGGGATAGAATCTTATCCACATCCTCCTCGCTGTTTTTCTCCCAAGTCGACTTTCCATCCTTGTCACGAATGTTGATAATGTCGACGTGGTCAGCCTTTTCGATTGCTTTCGTAATACAACATTCCTTTGCTATTATATTCCCGTTGAAAATGATGCGGTAATTTCCCGATATGGAAACCGTGGGGATAACAGCTTGCTCTATCCATTCCCACCTCTTTTTAATTATATCAGGGTTACGCACGTCCTTATCAGTGTCGATATCGTCAAAAACAATAAAGTCGGGGCGAGCCGCTTCGTTACGAGTACCACGTGGCGACTGCCCAGCACCCAGTGCACGAAAAGAGCAACCGCCGATGGTGGTGAACTCTCCCGATTCCCAATCTCCGGGCTTTTGCTGAATGCCATAGTCATTGATAACGCGGGCATTGCTCTCTAGCGTTATCATTACGGGCATTAACAGCCGCTCCGCATTGTCGTAACTGTTGGATATGTAGAGAACGTTATTAATCTCCTTGGTGAGTGCCAGCTTGGTTACTTCCATCATTGTTCGGGCGGTTTTGGCCAGCTCCCGACTCCACGCCCGTACTTCATACCACCGTTTGTTTTTATAAATCCTTCTGGTAGCTTTTAGGTGGAACGGTGCGGGCGCACTTTTATAGTAGGTAGGGAAATAGTAAGCGAACCATGCCTCATTGTCTTTTTCAAGACGGGCAATGCGTGCCCGCTTCTCGGGTATCGTCTCGGTGTCATCGACAGTGGCCGCATTAATGAGCCCCTTGCGAAACTCTTCCCACTCTCGCAGGGCATCCCTCTCTATCAATTTTAATCTCTTGGCCATACCTATCGCAATTTAGTTTTTACAAAATCGTCAAATAGTGGCACTAGCTTCTGAGCGGTGGCGATATCGAATTTTCGCAACCACCCCAGAAACTCTTTGAATGAAGATAGAATTTCGTTCAGCCCTGTTTCAGTTTCCAGCTTATCAATGGCATTGGCTAACTTGGAGATGGTGTCCGCCTCCTGAGAAGTTGGGTAGCGATTACCCTCGGCGGTCTCACGCTCCGCAATGGTGCGGTTCATTTCCGAAAGTTGACGGTATAGGCTCTTCAGCTGTTCCTCTCTGGTAATGGTGATGGACACCTTCAACTCGTCCCACTTTCCAATTTTCACCCACTTATTAAGCGTAACGGCAGAAACACCCACTCGCTCGGCGGCTTCTTTTTGAGTGATGTTTTGCTGTGTGTACAAAAGTTGAGCCCACTCTTTCTTTTGCGACATTGTCAATTTAGCCATATCCTCTTTTTTGATACAAATCTAACCCTTTAACACCCCTATTATATCAAAACCTTACTAACCTAGGAAGCTTTGTTACTAGGTTAGTAAGGTTATTTGGTGAAGTGTAAGTTTAAGTATTTCTTTGAGTACAATTTTACAGGGCAAACCAAATTTAACGCAACATGAATAAGGGAGAAAAAACAAAATCATTCGTATTGACGGACGAAAGTATCAACACTTACGGGTTTCGATGCTTAACATCGGGCGGAGACCTCACACAGTTTATGCGCAACCCCGTGATGTATATCAACCACGATGAGTGGACGCTCCCCCCGGGGCGTTGGGAAAAAGTGCGAGTGGAAGACGGCAAGATATTAGCCGATCCTGTTTTTGATATGGATGATGAAGTTGGAAAGTCCGCCGCGGGCAAAGTGGAGCGGGGTTTTCTGCGGATGGCCTCTATAGGGCTTAGAATCGTAGAGACATCGGACGATCCCGAGTATATGTTGCCGGGGCAAACCCGACCGACTGTTACCAAATGGCAGATGCGTGAGGCTTCTATTGTTGGCATTGGCTCTAACCACAACGCCATTAGACTCTATGATGAAAAGGACAATCTTATTTCGGAAACCGAAATAATGAAACTATTCGATAAACCAATTTTAAATAATCAAAAAAAGATGAATGAAGTAATTTTTAAACTGCTCGATCTGCCGAAGGATTCGACAGAAGAGCAACTGCAGGACTCCATCCAGAAGTTAGTGGATGCCAAAGCCACGGCGGAGGCAGAAAACAAAACGCTGAAAGAGGATGCGGCCAAGCGTGAGCTTGCCGATAAGAACACCCGCAAAGCGGAAGCGGCGACCTTAGTGGATGCCGCAATTAAGGACGGACGACTGAACGCCGAGGGTAAAGACGAATTCTTGTCATTCTTTGACAACGACTTTGAAGCTGCCAAGAAAGTGTTAACCGCAATTCCCAAGCGAACAAGCGTGAAAACTGAGATTGAGGGGGCCGAGAGAAAGGACAACAGCGAGCTGGCCGACATGATTAAACTATCGTGGGACGAGCTGGATAAAGCTGGAAAGCTGACCACGCTTAAGGATAAGTATCCCGATGTTTTTAAGGAGAAGTTTGACGTGCAATTTCCACCAATTCAAAAGTAGCACTACCGATTGACAGACCTACTAACAACTATTTTATAATCAAAACAAATTACAAGAAAACAAGATGAAACAAAACAAGTTAATTGCATTTATTAGCGCGTTACTATTCAACATAGTAGCAGGTACAGCTATTGCAGCCGCAACAGGGTTCAACCCCTTGGCGGTAATAGGCGGCGGAACTGCGCTTTCCGCATTTTTGAAACCCGTAGCGGGAGCCATGCCAATGGCAATCCAAAAGGAAATTTGGATGGCCAGTATTGTTGAGGGCCTATTTGCCGACAATACATTTTTATCGAAAGCATTCAGTGCAGACGAATTTGTGAACCAGGGGAAAACAGTTCACATACCTAATGCGGGTGCGCCATCGAATGTTGAGAAGAACAGAAGTACATTCCCAGCAGAGGTTAAGTCCAGAACTGACATTGACCTTACGTTTAATTTGGACAGCTACACAACCGATCCTATTAAGATTGATTTGGCCGAAAGCGTAGAGCTCTCGTATAATAAGCGTGAGAGCGTATTGAGCCAAGACAAGGCGAAATTGAAAGAGGTGGTGTCCGAGGGGGTGTTATTCGAGTGGCTCAAAGGTGCAACGAATAGCATTAAAACCACTGGAGCGGCAGTTGAAGCACACACCGCAAGTGCAACCGGCAACAGGAAGGCATTTACTAAGGCGGAAGTGAAAAAAGCAATGACACAATTCAATATTGACGATGTACCCGCCGAGGGCAGATATATGTTGATTGATGCTGTGATGTACGACCAGTTAATTGATAGCTTAACAGATAAGGAGTCAACAGCATTTCATGCAGCGGCAGACATTAAGAATGGCGTAGTTGGAAAACTATTCACATTCAATATAATGATGCGCAGTAAAGTTGGCCGATATACAGGAACTGGAACAAACAAGGCATGGGCAACAGCGGGAGCGGCAACTGATAACGCAGTTGGCTTGGCATGGCACTTTAATAGTATCTGCCGCGCATTAGGCGAGGTGGTTCCATACGAGGAGTTGAACAGCCCTACTTACTACGGCGATATCTACTCATTCGAGGTGAGATTTGGCGGCCGTGCAATGAGAAATGATGTGAAGGGACTTTTAGCAATTGTACAGGATACGGCGGCATAGACTTTTCGAGTTAACACAATAAACAGACAAGGGAGATGAATATAAGCGAACGGTGTATTGAATTGGTAAAGCGTTTTGAAAGCTTGCACGATGGCGACTTAAACCTCATTGGCTTACAGCCTAAGATGTGCCCGGCGGGATATTGGACTGAGGGATGGGGACGATTAGTTCTTGATGCCAACGGCAATAAGATATCGGGGATCGAAAACAAGGCAAAGGCCTATCGTTTCAGCACAATAAAAACAGAAAGAGAAGCGGAAATTGCACTATTAGAAGACCTCGCTGTGCGGGAAAAAAGAGTGAATAGCCTGCAACTTCCATTTAATCAAAACCAGTTCGATGCACTTGTTTCGTTTGTATATAATGTAGGCTTCGGTAACCTGAAAACCTCCACGCTATTGAAGCGGATGCGTGTGAATGTGAACGACCAGAACATTAGGGTGCAATTTCTTAGATGGAATAAAGCTCTGATTAATGGGTCTTATCAACCGCTCCCAGGTTTAACCAGGCGTCGCATCGAGGAGGCCACTTTATACTTTAGCAAATGATAGGAATATTTGAAATAATCTCACTGGTGCTTAACTTAGTGTTAGGCGGTGGCTTTTTGATGACATTTATCACGCTAAAGTCCGTAAGGGCAAAGGCTAGCGCAGAGGCGCGAAAGGCTGGGGCCGAGGCGGAGGAGCACGAGATTGGCAACATGGCCGCACTGGTGAAAATGTGGCAGGATATGGCCGTGAATATGGCCGATAAGCATAACGAGCTACTAGAGCAAGTAGAAAAATTGCGCTCTGAAGTGAATCGCCTGCGATTAGTGAATAACAAGATTGTGAGGCTACTTGACAGAATAACACCCGAAAACTTGACACAAATGGTCGCAAAAATAAAGGAGGAGATAGATGCGGAAGATCGGAATAATGATGATGTTGGCAGTAGTATTACTGACCTTAGGTTGTAAATCAAGGCCACCAGTCATTAACATGCCACCACTGGCAAAGCATATTGAGCGGACAACTACCAAGCTGGTTCCATTCTTTTTGCCAGCTGATAGCACGGCATTGAGGGCCTACTTTGAATGTGACTCAATGAACAATGTGTTGCTAAAATGGATAAGCGAGAAGAAAAGCCCCAGGGTAGATTCAGATATTGAGTTTAATGACGGGGTGCTAGATTACAAGGCGAAAGTACAGCCCGACACGGTGTACTTACCGAGCGATTCAGTTTTCATATATGTGGACAATCCCTACCCCGTTGAGATTGACAAAATAGAGTACAGGCAAACAAAGCTACAGCGGTTCTTCTACATGATAGGAATAATGGCCACAACCGCAGGGGCGGTTTGGGTGATAACAAGATTTAGATTTAACAAAACATTTTAATACATATAACAAAATGGCAGAAAAGATTATTGCAAGATTAAGAGTAAAGGAAACTCACTTTGCACCTCCCATTTCGGCGGAGGCCGATGTTGCACCAGCCGTATGGGTTGAGCAACCACTCACATACAGAGACGATGAGTTGATAATTTCGGAAGAGGAGCCAGAAGAGACTGCGCTCTATTCTCATGAAAACGATCCTGCGGAGGATATCGAAATTATTGGCCAAGGTTTGGTAGCTCGTGGCACATTCATTAAGGCTACCCGTGCCCAAATGGCCGAGCTGATGGGTGGAACAACCTCAGGTGTGGACGATGCAATGAAGTACCAGCATTCAACAAAAAAGAAAGTACTAGACACAGCAATTAAGTTTGTCTGTTACGACGGCACGGAAGTGGTTATTCCACGTGCAAAAGGCTCGGTAAACATGAACATTGCTATTGGCAAAGGTGGATTGGGCAGGTTCCCATTCAAATTTACTTTGCAAAAAGCAAGCACGGATTGGGATTGTGACATAATGCTATAGAATGGACGCACGATTGAAAGCGGCCAATGCGATATTGGAAAGGGGCGTGCGGTTTAGATTGCCCGCCCCTTTTTTCAAACGGTGGCTAAAGCGAGATTAGGCCACAATCCGACATTTGAAAGCGGGGACGATATTGGAATTCTCCAGGGTAGTTATTGAGCATGGTTTAGAAAATGCCGTATTGATGGGCGACTATGAACTGCTATTGAAAACGATTGAACCCTGTGCCCGATGTATAGCAATTGCTATACTCAATGATAAACGGAAAATAGAGCGCAAAGCTGACAGGATAACAAAACAATTGCTCTGGGAGATATCGACCGAGTCGTTAGTTGAGATTTTCGTGAAGATATCGCTTCTCAACCGTGTATCGGATTTTACGACTATTACCAGATTCTTTTCGATACAGACAGTGATGATGATGAATCCGAAGAATTTGGGGCAAACGGAAAGCGGGAGTTAAAAGGCAGAATGGACGGCCTTCATAGCCCGTGGGGCACATTGGGAAAATTGAAAATAGAGCGTGGATGCACTCACAGCTACATTTTATGGAGTGAGTCCTGGATAAACATTTTGATGGAATCGGCAGACCAGCCGAGGTATGTAAAGAGAAGCGCCGCTCCTGTTGTAGATGGTGCGGAGGGATTGAAACAAAAATTAGGTAGATGAACACTGACCCGGTAGAGATAGATATTGTACTCAAGCAGAATGTGCAGGAGGAGGCGGACAAAGCTTCACGTGGCATTGACGGCATGGCCGAGTCGAGCGATGCGGCGTGGAAGCGTAGTGAGGAGGCAGTGAAAAAGCAGCGCGCTGAGATTGAGCGACTGCGCAAGGAGCTTGAGGCCCTGCAAAAAGAGTACGATAAAGTTCATGAAGCTAAAAAGGCTACAGAAATAGACGTTGTTGTAAATCAGAACGTAGATGTGGAGGTGGAAAAGGTCACCCGTAATATTGACGCAATTACCGATAAAGGGCCTGTGGTAATAGATGTTGTGATGAAACAGGACGTTGAAGAGGGTGCCAAAAAAGCCGCCAAGGGCATTAATGAGATGGTTGAGTCGAGCGATGCAGCGTGGATGCGTAGTAAGGAGGCCTTGCAACTACAACGTGACGTTATAGCACGATTGCGCAAGGAGATTGAGCCCCTGCAGGCGGAGTACGATAAGGTGAACATCGGCACTACCGACAGCAAAGTTATTGCCCAGCGTGAAAAGCTATCAAAGGCAGTGCGCGAGGTGATGACCGAACTTCGTGGTGAAGAGGAGGCCCTAAAGGACATGATGAAAGCGTCTGAAAAAACTGAGCAAAAAGCCCAAACGCTTGAAACGCAAATCAGAAAGGTACGTGAAGAGATGATGGCCTTAGTGCTTGCAGGTGATAGAGAAAGTGAAAGTTATCGCGCCAAAGAGCAAGAGCTCGACACCCTCTCCACCGCCTACCGTGAAGTTCGGAACACGCAAACGCAACTTCAAAAAGGTGGGGCAAGCTTACAAGGGATTGTTTCTGGCATATCGGGCATTACCGGCATAATGTCGGCAGGTGCTGGAGCTTTCGGGCTGATGAACCTAGAGGGTGAGAAGTTTCAGAAGATTCAAACAAAAGTGCAATCGTTGATGGCGATAACTATCGGGTTACAGCAAGTTCAAAATACATTGCACCAAACGTCTGCCTTCCGCATTCAAACTGTAACCAGAGCAAAGCAAGTTTGGACGGGTGCAACCACTAGACTGGCGGTTGCATTGGGTATATCGAATGTGGCGGCACAGGCATTAATGGCAACGCTCACCGTTGGGCTGTCAGTCGCAATAGGTGCGGCGATTGCTCTTGTTGACAGGTACGTATCCAAACAAAAAGAAGCGCGTGAAGAGCAAAAGAAGTTTAGCGAAGCTATTGTTAGTAGCTCCGCCCAACAGATTGCGAGCTATGAAAAATTGCGCACATCCTATAATAAGCTTGGAGATGACATAAAGGCAAAGGAGAAGTTTATCCTTGAAAATAAATCGGCATTCAATCAGCTGGGAGTTTCCATTAAAACCGTAAATGAAGCGGACAACGCATTTATCACTAACACGGAAGCATTCAAAGGGGCTATTAACGATAGAGCGATGGCAGTTGCCGCAATGGAGCTAGCGGCCGAAAAGTATAAGTCGGCAATGTTAATACGCCGAGAAGTTGATAATAGTGGTAAGTCCTTTGTTTGGAAACAAAAACGGAAGGATGAAGCCAGCAAGGAGGAGGCCGAAGCCCAAGGATGGGTTGACCAATATATAGAGTCGGAAAAGAAAGCCGCAGATAGGCTTAAGAATGCGTCTATTGAAAGTGCCGGCACATTGCAGGAGGGAACCAAAGCCTGGTGGGAAGCCCAAAAGAAAAACGCTCAAGAGAAACTTGAAGCAATGAAAGTGGGTGACAAAGGCTCCGCCCCCTGGAACGCAATTGTGAAAGAAATTGAGGAGGCCGACAAGGCAATAAAGAGTTTTGACACCCGTCCAGAAAAACAAGGTGCGGGTCGTGGCGAGTCGCCACTGCTGAAAGCACAAAAGAAATTATCAAGTTTATCCGTAAATCTGCAAAAAGAAACCGACGCGGCCATTGTTGCAGCTATGGAAGAGGGGCGGGATAAGAAGTTGGCCAAACTAAGCGCTGAATTTGATGCACGCAAGGCGTTGATTGAAGAACGGAAAAAAGAAATTGAAGAGTTAGAAACTACCACCGGTGTGGACGGCTCAAAACAAAAAGGGCAGTTGGCCGACTTGGCAGATGCTGAAAAGGCACGTTATGAAGCGCAAGTAAAGGCAGTATCGGATGGCTCACGTATGGCGATTAATACCGTGATGGCTGATATAAATGCAAGATTCCGCACGCAGAACGAGGCGCGAATGGTTGAGATAGATCGCTTCTATGCTGAGCAAACTGAAAAAGCAAAGCTAAACGGTGCCACAGATGCGGAACTCGACCTCATTTCCCTTCAACACAAAAGAGATATTGAGCTAGAAAAGCACCATGTGGCTCTAGAGACGTTAGATTTTGAGGCTACAATTGCCATTAAAAAAGCACAGATTGAGGACAAGGGCGTGATGCTACAATCGCAACGTGAAGAGAAATTATTGAAAATACAGATTGAGGCGGCAGAAAAAAGGCTCTTGAAGCTAAAAGAGATTAAAGAAAAAGGTGGTGATGCTGATAAAGATATTGCCGCCACTACTGCCGAAATTGAGCTAATGAACGATGCGCTGGATAGAATGCCCGTTCAGAAATTCAAAGAGATATCGGAACACCTCCAGACCGTGCTCAATGGTGTTGGCGATTTCGCATCTATATTTGATGAGGATTTGGGCGGATTGATGGATATGGCTTCGGGTGCGGTTGGTGGAGTTACTAGTCTAGCCACTGGCATTGCATCGGGTGACCCCCGTGCCATTATTGACGGGGCGATGCAAATGCTTGACGTGGTGGGCAAGGTGATTAATGCCAACAAGGAGGCAAACGAGGAGATTCGCAAATTCAACCTCTCATTGGCACAGCAAGCCATTGAATATAGCTTGGCCGTAATCCGATCTATTAAGGATATTAAGGGCGAGACGGATTCAATATTTAGCAGCAGCTCCACCAACACCCTCACGCAGGGCATGAATAGTTACAACGCCGCAACTGCTAAGCAATCAGAACTAATGCGGGAACTGGGTGATGCGACTGTGAAAACGGGGGTGAAGAAAAAGAAGTTTCTTGGAATCACATACGGAACTAAAGATGTTTATGCTAGCCTGCTAAAAACCTACCCTAAGCTTATTGATAAGAATGGGGAGCTCAACAGGGAGCTGGCCGAGTCACTAAAAGCAAGTGGTAACTTATCGGAAGAGACTGCCACGCTTATTGATAATATAATTAACGCCGCAGATGCAGCCAAGGAGGCAATGCAAGCGGTGGAAGCGGAGCTTCAAAGCCTAGCCGGCACAATTGGGGACAACTTGAAAAGTGCATTAGATGATGCGTTTGCATCGGGTACGGATTCGGCAAGAGGTATGACAAAGAGCGTGGTGGAGATGTTGAAGGATATCTCTACTCAAAAACTATTCAATGCCGTGTTTGGTGGCTTGTTTTCCGACTTGGAAAAGCGGATGAAAGATAGTTACGGCGATGGTGGAGATGGTGACATTACTGATGATATCGGTTGGTTCATGGATAACTATCCCGCCCTGGTTGACGAATATAACAAGGGGCTCGAGGAGTTTCAAAAAGCGATACAAAACCGATACGGTGAAGATGCCTTTGCCGCCGATGGCGGACGAAAAGCAGTAAGCAAAGCAATAAGCGGAGTTTCGCAAGATTCGTTTGATGACTTTAGCGGTCGCCTTACATTTTTGGTTATGAAGGTAACCGACATTGTGGCACTCAACACCGAGAGCCATGAGACGGGGCAAGAGCAATTGTTCGTGATGCGTGCAATGTTGTCACAATTGGACACTATTGCAGAAAATAGCGTGTTCTTGCAAAAATTAGCGGGCATACAAGAGGATATTTCAAAAATGGCCCGTGACGGCATAAATATAAAGAGATGATAGGGAGTTGCATAATTAACGGTATAGATTTAGCTTTATACGGCACATTTATTGAGCGTGGCGGGAGTAATGACTTCTTGTCATTTCCCGACAGGCGCGAACCCGACCAAAACGATTGGGCGGAGCACGACGGCTTGGAGGTAGATTTAACTGATTGTTATTTCGATGCAAAGAAAGTGCGTGTTAATTATGTAATAACGGCCAATGATGCAACGACGTTTCAACAGCATTTAAATAGCATTACAACGCTGCACCAAACCCCGGGTTTAAAGCAAATGTATGTGCGAGAATTTAACCGAACTTTTGAATTGCGATTTGTGGGCTTTTCCGATTACAAGCATAAGGGCGGACTTTTTAAGTCAGGAATGAAAACTGGCAAATTGACCGCCGAGTTTATGATGGACGATCCTCTGCAGATTTTTACACCTGCAGTAACCGCTCCAATTTCTCAGCGTGAAAACCTATCTCAAATAAAAGTAAATCATTTTGATTTATCGGAGTTTGGAATCGTAGTAAGGGAGGTTTATTCTTCAGCTATTAGGCCGCATTCACTGAAAAGCATTTTGGAGCGAAAAATTCACAACGTGAACGGCAACATAACCGACCCTGGGGCAGTTCCCAAGAAGCAAGCCCGACAAATAACGATTGATTGCACCATGCTGGCCGACACCCTGAATGGGTTTTATGTGAATTATAATGCACTGTTTAATAACATGCGGGTGACAGTGCCGATTGAGTTGCAAGTTAGCCAAGCCGGCAAAACAATACAGTGCTATTACTCTAAGATTACGAATTTTAAAAAGGAGGCGGCGTTTACTCGCAAAGTGAAAGTTTCATTTAGTTTGATATTGCAAGAAATATGAAGATATACGATAAATACAACATAGAGCTTTACGACATTTCGGTTGATGACAGCAGTGTGCGACACCGTGCAATAATGACGGATGACAGCCTTACGCTAAAGTTTTTGCACCCCGAGAGTATAACGATTGCCAAATATGCATATACCATATATGAGGGGCAAAGATATACATTGTGGCGGCCATCGGAATTCAAAAAGCACTCCACACGTGAACATGAATATACGCTAGTAATGCATGGTTGGCGTGAGTTTTTGAAGTTTGTGAAGTTTAAGGACATGTCCGCAAAACCGTATCGCCTCAAGTTCGTATTGCGTGCCAAGCCCCTAACGTTCCTTACCGCCCTAGTTGCGTGCCTAAATGAAAAAGACACGGCAGGAGATTGGGAGGTTGGCGAGTGCTTGGATGCACCCGGTAAAACTATCAGCTTCAACCATGAATTTTGTTTTGACGTTCTTGGCCGTCTGTCCACGGAGTGGGAAACAGAGTTTGAGTTTGAGGGCAAAAAGATACACCTGCGCAAAGTTGAGAAGTTCAAAGATACACCTCTCGCGCTAAGCTACGGAAAGGGTAACGGCTTTCTTCCTGGAGTGGGCAGATATAACGAGGGGGATAAACAGCCTATTGGCCTACTCTTCGTGCAAGGCGGAGAGCGCAATATTGATTATAGTACTTATGGAAGCCCCTCACTGCTATTGCCAAAATCAGCATCACTAGTGCATGAAGGTAAAACATATAGCACGGATGAGCACGGCATGTCAATAATACGTGCTGGCAATAATAACGAAGCTGAGGACAGCTTCGATGCAAGCGATATCTACCCATCACGCCAAGGCACGATAAGCGAAGTTATCGCCGTTGACAGCGATAAGCACTTTTATGATATTAAGGACGCCTCTATTCCAGGAAGCCTTAATTATCGCAGCTGCCGTATTGCAGGGGAGAAAGCAACGATAAAATTTGAAAGTGGGGCATTGTCATTATTTGAGGAGTTCGATATTGAGCAAACCGATAATGAGCTAACAGGCTACATCCACGCAGAGCGCAGATTTAAGATTGTGCCCGTCGAGCGTGACGGCATGATTGTGCCGGGCGGTGCCTTTGTTCCCGAAGTAGGCGATAAATATGCAATATTCAACATATCATTGCCTGATGCTTATGTATCAGACAACGCTACCCAGACGGGTGCATCGTGGGACATGTTCCGCGAATCGGTGCGCTACTTTGCCGAAAACGAAAACGACCGCTTCAACTTCACTGGAGAGCTAGACGGTATATGGAGTAAAAACAAGTGGCTGGAAATTGGTGGTAAGATATTACCAGGAGGCTACGTTGATTTTTCCGATCCGCAATTTCAACCCGAGGGTGTGCCCATCCGCATTGTTGCGATTAAGGACTATGTGAACAAGCCTCATAAACCCGTTATCACACTATCCAATGCACCCATAGCGGCGAGTTTCTCGTCAGGGTTGGGCAAATTGGAAGCCGACGAGGTAACCATTGAAGACTCCAAAAAAGAATTAACGCGCCTAAGCAAGCGCCAATGGCGTGATGCAAAGGAAACGATGTCGATGCTAGAGCAATCATTGTTGGGC